CAGAAGGGCCCTTTAAAGACGTTAAGTGCGGTCTTAAAACCATTAATCAACTCTACTTACAAGATAAGTTGAGCGCGGTTATTGAAGAGATTACATTGAGTAATCTGCACTATTCTATGAAGAATAGAATTAAACATCAAGATAAAAATTATGTAATTCATAGGGATTTTATATCGGATTCCTTTGTATATCAGCAAGAGTTATTTTTTACAGTCTTGAGATCACTAATCACTCCCTTTGTCTATTTGACGAAGGTTGTAGAGAAAAGTGATCCCTTAAGACTTTTTACTTGCATTGACAAATTGTCAAAAACGATAATAAAATGGTATTACCAGGGTCTATTAATAGATAACATAAAGAAGTTATCCGTGACCTCTTTAACTGTAGTTGATTCAAGAGATATTTATAAATTATTTTTTAGTGGTCCTTTGCTTATTCAATATAAGCAGATGTATCATGATTATACACGTTTAAATAAAATCTCAATCAAAAGAGCGGGAGAAGTGTTGAATTTCTTCTACTCTATGACACAGTGTAAAGCAGGCATGTCTCGTCTTCCTAATGCGAATATATATCTTAACTTCCTAAAGACGGAAGAAGTATTAACGAGAGACCCAAAAAGATTGGATAATGACTATATTAATCAATATATGCTAGTAGCAACCGAATATATACTGCAAGTGGGAAAAAAGCAGAAGTTAAAACCAAATGTTTTAACTTCTGCGACATATGATCAGCAGTATGGTGTTAGTAAGATTAATATAGAAGCATTCCTGGCAAACTTTGAAGACGTTGCCAGAAGGGAAGAAGCTTTTAAAGAGTGTTTCAGGAAAAAAGACAAGGTCTATGTCGACACTAATGGAAATCACGAGGATATAATATATTTTGGTGAATTTCCAGTGTATGGTGGCATTATTGATAATGCAAGACCTGTATTTCTTGATGAACCTCTTAAGAATAGGAGCTTAACAATAAACTCATCCCCTTATCAGTTATATACAAGAGATCTTCAGAGTGTACTTCTACATCATTGGAAGTACTCTAGATTTTCAACTATGGAACCTGAGGTGTTAGATAGTAGGTTTACAAATACAGTAAGCGACTATAATTTAGAATCAATTTTACATGAAGTATTTTTGTATTCTGTAGATTACAGTCGTGCTACTGATGAATTAAACCCTAATGCTACGTACATAGTTTTGAATCATATTTTAGAACTACTTAAAATTCCTATGAAAGAATTTTATCGCTCGTCAGTTGGTCCCCGTTGGATTGATGTTGAAAAGTTTCTCATGATATCAAATTTTCCTTCAAAAGATTTGCAGGATAATATCAGATTGAGAGATTCTTTTTGGCAGACCAATGGACAAATGATGGGTAATAACTTGTCCTTCCCTATACTTTGTATTATAAATTTAGCCTCTTGGCTTTATGGGAAGTTTCATGGTGAAATAAGTCGTTCTATTAATCTAGATGTGCCTTTGGCACAACTCAGGAATAACCTTACGGTCATTTCTGATCGTCTCATGACTCTTTTGGAGGAAGATACTAGTCCCGCCTTAATCAATGGCGATGACATGATATCAGTCTTCGATGAAGAGAATAGAGATGATCATGGAGTTTTCTGTGAGTATGTTGGTTTAATTCTTAATCGACAGAAAACGATTGGTGCGAAGAACGAGAGAGATGAAGAATTCCCTTATAGGAATCAAATATATAATATTAACTCTCGTATGTTCTTCAAAAAAGCTGATCGTGTGTATGAAATCGGTTACTTAAACCAACGACTCTTATATAAATGGAATGTTAAAACAGCTTTAAAAAACGAAGAAAAACAAGCGTATAAAGATGAGGAAGACGTCTTCGTTTCGTGTAATGCCTTTGTGACTCAATCTAATAGAATTTTAGACAGGCAAGAAGAGTTCCAAAACTTCTATATAAATATTCATGCTTCAGAAATGAGGCAGATAGTTGATGAACCTCTTTGGTTCATTAATCAGAAGTATGGAGGTGGAGGTCTAGATTGTTTCAGCTTGGATTTTGATGACGAATATTTCCCGGAATACAAGTATATTCCGCTGGTAGATATGACTGTCCAATTTCCCGTTGAAACGTCTAGGCTTAACTCTTATTGTAAGGCCAAAATGCTAAGACATTTGATTTCCAAAGTGTCTCCTAAGGAGGAGATGCTTATATTCCAAGGTCCACAGGACGGATATAATGGTTACTATAAGGAATTCTTCCAGATGAGTAATCCTGGTGCAACTATGATAGATTTTGTTCGTTATAAAAACGAGTTCAAAAGGTTCTCTGATTTTAATCAGTGGACTTATGAAGGAGAAAATCTCCAACTTCTATCACAAATTGCAGCGGGACACTTCTGGGAGTTTCTTTTAAAAGATGATCTTATTAGTAACATATCCCTGGAACCAATTGTTCCTGATTTGGAATATATCAAAATCTCAGATGTCATTAGTGCATTAGTCAAGGTATTCGAAAAAGAATACCGCCTGTTAAATTTTTCTCTAATATTTAGCGATAGCTTTAGGAGACAGAATCCTAACTATCTTTATAGAGATGGTAATGATAATTACCATCCTATATTGTCTGAGCTTATATTAGAGTCTAAAAAATTTAACCAAAAACTTTTATATAAAGGTACACCAATAATGGACCATGTGTTTAATAATTTAATTGAATCTTTCAAGGATATAGTTGACTATTTTCCAGAGGAAATTATCTCATGTGAGATAGATCTATTTATAGAATCCTCGTTAGTCATGCCTTTTTTGGAAAGATATTATCAAGAAATACATATGGATACCTATATTGATGATATAATTGTTGGCTAAATGCCTAAATCTAAAATTCCTAAAAATCGTAAGCCTACTACTACTGTACAGAAAGTAGTTCGTAGCAGAGTCACGAAAAATGCTCCTTCTAGAAAAGGTCACCAAAATGTTGGTGTTGCTTTGAAAAAGCCAAAGCAAACTGCTCCTTCTGTCAAGCAGTCTAAAAATAAGACAGGTAGTGAAGATATCCGATACAAGGATATGACTACTCCTTCTTCCATGATGGAAGATATATTAGGTACTGTTGGTGATGTTGTATCCACAGGGTCTCGCTTGCTAGCAGGCGATCCCACTGCTCTTCTTAAAGTTCCTAATACAGTGTTAAAAGTACTTGATACTGCAACTGGTGTAACTGATGCTCTCACTTCAGGTAATGTTCCTTCTGTTGTCCCGGAAAAGATTCCGCAGGATATTAATGAAAAACAGAACAAACTTGTCGTCAATGAGTTGTCTAAAACTATGCCAGTCGTTAATACTTCATCCATTCCCTCGGTTTTCGGGGCTGATATTAAAACTCCGCCTTTGGAGCGGACTGATTATATGATGGATGGACGTAAAGTATCAAAATTCACAGGAGGTGTTGTGATGTCTACAAATATCTTGTTCGATCCCACTAGTTCAACAAACTTATTCATTCCTTCTCAATCTTTGATGAGTCCGATTGATTTAAGTTCATTTGGTTCTCGTATAAGTCAGATTGCAGATACTTTCCAGAAATGGAGACTACTGCGAGGTAACTTTCAATACATTCCGAATGTTGGAACTAATACACAAGGTACTGTAGCTTTAACTGTCTTAGATGGTGTGTATGCCCCCCCCTTTCCGATCTCCGGGGGTCTATCCGCTGTTTCACAGAGAGAGTGGTTCAAGCAAACTGCTTGTTATCTTGGTACATCATTAAGCTTCCCGGGAACGGGATGGCTTTGGTGTACTCGATCATATACTACCACAGACTCTATAAGATGGTATGCGCAACAGAATTACCAATTCTTTACGATTGGTAATAATCAGACCGTAGTGTCTGGCCCTGTAGGGTATGTATTATTTACTTTTGAGATTGAATTCTCATCACCTGCAGAGGCTCCTTATAGTTATATCAATAACTTCACTGGCCGTTCGTGGTTCCTATCTTACTTTGGATATGATTACATGGATTGTCTCAAATTATCCCAAAAATTGCTTAAATTCTTCGAGGAGTTTTTGATCTCGCGATCAAAAACTAAGTCCTTGTTGATGTTAGAAGTTCCTTATGACTCTTCAGTTAGAATTTTTAAAGACAGAACTTGGAGGAATATCAATAAATATAGATTGATGAATTTCCTTGAAGCTGCTCTTAATGAATATTTAATATATTTGAAGAGTGATGGATCTAAACCATCAACTAAGTTTTGTAATAGATTAAGCAATGAGAAGCGAGTATTCACACCTGATTTGTATCTTAAGATACTTAAGACTATTGTGAATGTATTCACTTCTGATAATTTGGATGTATTCTTATTCTCCCATCATAATTTTAATGGAGTAATCTCAGAGTCCATCAGTTTTGTTCGATTCATCTGTGACGTTTTCAATTGTCAAGAGGAGTTTTTGACCCCTACATTTGTTAATGTTGATGAATTGTGTATTTCTGATTCAGATTCTGATATTAGTTCATTTGAAGATCTTGTTCTGGAGAATGATCATGAGCGCCCCTTGGAATAGGTTAATTCCATGGTTTTCTGTTATCCGTTGTTAAAACATGACAGGGTTTTCGAGCTGTCCCCTAAAACTCGCTGGGTTTCTTGAGTATCCCCAAAAACTCACAATCTTGATGTTTAGATTGCACTACCATTGATGGAAGTACATTTAGATGTATCAGATTGCTATTCAGTACCGTTCATACGTAACTACGTGGAGGATTATTCTAGCCAAGATGCTAGCCATTGACTCCATTTATGGATAATATAAATTCCGTTACGTGATCTGGATTGACTGTTTTTGTGACCTGGTTCTATAATTGTTATAAAATTGATGGATCTGTTTAGTGGGTCCGAACCACCAGTGTTATTCACTGGTCAATCAAAAAAATACCTTTTTGTCTATGACGGGCG